TCATTCCGCTTCCTCCACGATTCCAAAGTCAATGAGAATATTCTTGTCAGCATGGGTAGGATAGACAATGCCGGTCATCTCGTAGGCGTACCGCTTGGTCTTACGGAAATCCTTTGTCCGCTCCGGAGCGAAGGCGGCGGTCTCATACTTTTCGTATTCCGACAGACCGGCAAGGTCATCCGCAGCTGCCTTGATGAGTGCGTCGGTCACATCGTAGATGTCTTTTCCATACTCCACAGCCACCAGCTCGTGCTTCTTCACATCCTTGTCCAGATTCCCGAAGGAACGATACAGCAAATATTTCATCTTGATTTTCTCCTTTTCGCTTGTCCCGGCAAAACCATCTCGTTCATTTTAAGAAATCGCTTCGGTGTTCCTGTTCACGGAAGCGATACCCCCTCGTGTTCAGCTCTGAGACCTTGAGCGCCACCAAATTGATGTCCGAAGACATTGCCCGCGCAATCTGGCCCACATCGTAGCCGCCGTATATGTATTCCAGAATTTCCTCGTCTGGAAGGGCGATCTGTGCGGCAAACATATTTGCCTCGTATTCCATGCGCTTGTCTCTCATGTCAAAGATATTGAATTCCTGCAGTCCGCCGGCACGGATTGCATCTTTACGGTGGAGGCGGTCATGGCCGATCTCATGGAGCAGAACAATGTCGTGCATCACGGGGTCGAGATGTTTATTGATAAAGATATAGCGGTTTCGTTCAATGACCATGTATGCGCCTTTTTGACGGGAGAAATCACGAGACATGACGATCAGCCCCAGCTCCCTTGCGATCCGGTCAGCATTTCTCGTGCCGCATTGCCGCACAATACGGTTGGCTTTTTGAATGGCTTCCTCCGCTCGAATCAGCATAGTGGTATCACCCCTTCCGGGCAGAATGGTACTGTTTCAATATAACAGATGAAAAGTCCCATAGAGCGGGCTTACTTCGTTCCTTCCTGCTGTTTCAGATACTTTTGGGGCGTGTATTTCTTGTTTCGCTTCTTCGCATCGATATAGGCTTCCTGAATGGCAAGCATCATCTCATCCATATCTTCTTCTGCCATCTCGCCTCCGGAAAAGGCTACCCTTACTTCTTTTAGCAGTCGCTCGGCGCCCTTCTTGCCCCGATAGCCATATTGCTGCCCCGCCATTGCGATGAAATCGTCGCCCTCGTTGTGCAGATAGTCTGCATCGCAGCCGAGAATCCGGGCAAGAATGCCATACACCTCGCGGTTCTGGGGGTATGTGCTGCCCTTTTCATAGTTGGTGATCGTCTTGAGTCCTACTCCCGCCAGTTTCGCAAGTTCCGCCTGAGTAAGTCCCTTTTCCTTGCGCAGTACGCGGAGCTTTTCTCCGAACCTCATAGTATATCCTCCTACCTGTAAGCGTGATAATATGCAATCTATTTGCGTTTTCCGCCTAAAAGTGCTTGACACAAGCAATCCGTTTACATATAATGATAATACGCAATCGCTTTACGCATTTATTGTATATCGGTTTGCGTGTCCCGTCAAGAGTGCGCAGACCAAAATGTGATGTTCGTTTTCGTTTGGACTGAAATTGGTAACGGACACCGGGCAACGAGAAAGTTGCCGGTGCCCGTTATGTGTAGCAAGGAGTGAGAAACATGAGTGCACACTGCAGGAAAGCCTATGTCTCGGTCAATCTGGATGTGGATCAGGAGGGCGTATTCCATCCGCGCTTCATCCGGTGGAAAAACGGCCTAATTTTTCAGATCGATCAGGTACTCTATAAGTGCCGTGCCTCTTCCAAAAAGGTGGGTGGCGGCGGCATTCGCTATACGGTGCTGATCCGTGGCAGAGAATCCTATCTGTTTCAGGAGGGCAGCAAGTGGTTTGTTGAAGCAAAGGAGACCTAACGATGATCTTATCCCAGAAGAAAATCGAAGAAATTGCAGTAGCCGTAACCAAGGATTTCAATGAGTTCTTTTTCGGCAGCGAAACCAAGGACATCCGACGAATGGCACGAGGGACACCGATTGACCAGTTCGCCAAGGAATACCTTGGCTTGGAAGTGTCGTTTGCCCATCTTTCCCCGGATGGAAGCATCTGTGGTCTGACCGCCTATGCGGATACCGAGTATATCACGGAAGAGATGGGCGTGAAGCGAACCATCCCACTCAGGAAAAATCAAATTCTGATGGACACCAGCTTTATTCAACCCGGACAAGTCCAAAAGCTCTGCGGCAAGAGACGCTTTACCCTTGCCCATGAGTGCGCACATCAGATTTTGTTCCAGATGGAAAGTGAAACTGCGCAGTCAGCCTATGCAAAGAAATACTCGGCACGGACAGTGTATTCGCTCCGCGACTTAAAGACTCGCGAGGACTGGAATGAATGGCAGGCTAATGTCCTTGGCGCGGCCATCCTTATGCCGCAAAAAGAAATTGATCTTGCCATGTGGTATTTTGCCGGTGGCAAGAAGTTAATCAATTACGAGGGGGTGTTCGCATATCGTGACAAGTTATCACTGTCTCTTTTGTGTAGGCAGTTTGCCGTGTCGAAGTCGGCGGCTGTAATCCGGCTGAGACATCTCGGTTACATTGAGGATCGTCCGTACCGGGAATATTCAGATCCCTTGGAGGTGTGGGCATGAAAAAGAATATCCGCATCTCTGAGCCGTCTGAGGAAATGATGGAGAAGATCCGAAAAGCGCGTCATGCCATCGCAAACCAAAAAACAAGGATGGTGAAATGTCCCTTCTGTGGACACAATTCAATCGCTGTATTTGAGGACACCAGAGGCCATGTCCAAGCAAAGTGCAAACGCTGTGGACAGGAGACCGTCTTTAATGTCCTCAGTATGAGACGGTTAAAACTTCGCTTTTATCAAGACCGATAAGGGCAGAGATTAACAAATAAATATTGATAGCTGTGCTGTGGAGCCGCTGACTGGTGAGTCTTCCTAATGCCGCATGATCAGATGTTTCCAAAATGGAAACACCTGATTTATCGGTATGGAATTACACGCTCACCGTCATGCGGCTCTTTTTGTTGCCTCGTCATTCCGCTGCTTCGCACCAGCGGAAAGGACGAAGCAATGAAAGGAATCCCGAAAACCCCAGTCGAGTTCGACTATGACCTCTGGACAACGGAGGACGGCAAGTGCATGGTGCGGATCAAGGCTACTGGCGAGGTAACAGAGGTGGAGCGCACTGTGATGCAGGTGTTGCGTTCGGAGGAAAAGCGGTTCCGTCGAGCAATGTCACTGGATCAGGAAGCGGATAGAGACGGCATATCCAAACCAACGATTCTATCGCTGGATGTGCTCCCTGAAGATGTGACAGACTCCAACTGGTTGGCTGATACGGTCGATTACACAGAAGAAATCTCCACGAAGCTGCTGGAACAAAGACTGCGAGAGAGCCTGACTCCTACCCAATATGGAATTTACCAGGCTTGCATTCTGAATGGGATCAGTTACAAGGCTTATGCGGATCAAATGGGAGTCAGTTATCAGAGCGTCCAGAATGCAATCCGACTCATTCAGAAAAAAGCGAAAAATATTTTTGGGTGATGGTTGTGATTTGCTGAAAAAATGTCCGTTGTAAAGTGAAGGGGTTCTTCGGACGCCTTCATTGAACCTTTTCAACTGAATATCCGGCAGCTAAATAACATCAGCGGATGAGCGAGCGATGCGGACGGTGCGCGATGACCACCTGTAGGGGAGAAAGGGGCAAAGCCCTCTTTCTCTTCTATCAATGACGGCCAATAAGGTGCCCAGCGGGTCCACCGATCCAAAAGCAGGCGTGGCAGTCTGTTTCGTCAAGACCTCATCCGCCTACAATGGTACCCCTGCCCAGCCACAGTCTCAAGCAATGGGGGCAGCTCGGAGAGATCCTCGGAGGGGTTCGATTCCCGGAGTGCGGCGCCCGCCGCAGTTTAGATGTCCGCCCTGGCCTGGGGAAGTAGTGTCGAATACAGGCAAAATAAAGACATTCAATTGTCTTGATATCAGAAGCAATGGGGGTCGCCCATCATGTAGTAGGAAAGCCGAGGCTTCCACAACCAAAGCGGGTGACCCCTATTTTTGTGGTATCAATTCATATTCATCATTGGGAGGGATCGCACCATGATCACTATGTCGCAGACCAAGAGTGCCAATTATCTGTTTATCGTAGCCGTGCTGAAGTCGATGCGAGAAGGTGGCGTGATTACTCTGGCCGAGTACGAGCGAGCAAAGCGCTACTACCAGAAACTCACCGGCTCCGATCTCGTCATCGCAGATTAAGAGGTTAGAGTCAAACCGCCCAAAATGATGCAAACAAGGCATCGTGTCATGTTGACTATGTAGATTTTGACATTCCAACGGTTCTTTCAATAGACTTTGTCTTGTCGTTGAATATAATGTTGCTTGAACCGGAAAAGTGGATTGTACCAAAATGTAGTACAATCCAAAATTCAGCCAGAAAGGGGATTCTGCTGATGCCGCAGGTCAAACTCATCTCGCCCATCACCAGGCAGGGAATCCGCAAAGTTCGAGTCGCCGCCTATTGCCGGGTATCTTCCAATTCGGCTGATCAGCAGAACTCCTACGCCAACCAGATCCGGGTCTATACCAGCCTCATTCAGAGGAAAAAAGAGTGGGAACTGGTGGAAATATTCGCTGACGAAGGGCTCTCTGGCATGAACGCACAGAACCGCACCGAATTCCAGCGAATGATCAAGATGTGCGAACAGCACCAAATTGACCTGATCGTCACCAAATCCGTCTCCCGCTTCGCCCGAAACGCCAAGGAGTCTCTGGAATATGTCCGGAAGCTGAAATTGCTCGGCGTGGGGGTGCAGTTTGAGAAAGAGGGAATCTACACTCTGGCCCTCGGAGATGAGATGCTGCTCAATACCTTCTCTGCCATCGCACAGGAGGAGTCTAAGGCAATTTCCCAGAACCAGCGGCTTTCCATCGTGAAGCGGATGCAGTCTGGGGAATATGTGGACAGCAACGCTCCTTACGGCTTCCGGCTGGTGGATAAGGCGCTGGTGGTCTATGAACCGGAGGCGGCCATCGTCCGCATGATGTTCGAAAACTACCTGAGCGGCCAGTCTACATCGGAGATCGCCCGGGATCTCAACAGCCGCGGCATCAAAACCAAAACCGGGAAATCCACCTGGCGCTCCACCAAGGTGGCATACATCCTTGGAAATGAGCGGTATTGCGGCGATTGCAAATATCAGAAAACCTACCGCGACACCACAGTCCCCTTCAAACAGTTCCGAAATCGAGGTCAGGAGGATATGTTCTACGCCTCCATGACCCACGCTCCTCTTATTGACCGAGATACCTTTGACAAGGTCCAGCTCCTCTTGAAAAAGCGTCAGGATATCTTTGGGAAATCCACAACGCAAAATATCTACCCTCTTACGAGCCGCATTCAGTGTTCTGAGTGCGGCTCGTATTTTCGCAGGAGGCAGGTTTCCGGGGCAGTAAAGTGGGGATGCTCCAAACACATTCAGGATCGTACCCAGTGCAGCTCAAACTACTACAGCGAGGAGAGAATCTACGATGCCTTCGTCGCCATGGTCAATAAGCTTCGGTTTTCTGAATACGACATCATGGGTCAGACGCTACTCCGTCTGGAATCCGCCGAGCTGAAGCGAAAGCAGAAAAACACGGCCGCAAGGGAGCTCAGCCGGAACATTGCAGATCTGAACGCCAAGTTGGTGATGGTGGAGCAGCTCCATGCAAAGGGATACCTCAAAGATGAGGTCCACAAAGCTCAGGTGCGGGAGATTAACGACCAACTGCGCCAGCTCAAGCGGGAGCGCCAATGTGAATTCTCCTCGGGCATTACCCATATGATAGAGGAACTGACGCGGCTGAAAAAGCTGCTGGAAGAGCTCGAGGAACCACTGGACCGCTTCGATGAGAAGCTGTTTACTGAGATCGTTCAGGCCATCAGTATCAGCCACCGAGATGAAATGACAGTCACCCTCATCGGCGGGCTGAGATTCACTGAAATGCTCTGACAGAGAGGAACCTCGCCATGAAAAAGATACGCTATATCCCATACGGTTACACCATGAGAAATGGGAGGACAGTCATCGCACAGGATGAAGCTGCGGTCATCCGTGAGATATTCAGCGCCTACATCAACGGCGCATCCCTCCAAAGTATTGCCGAGCTGCTGACTGAGAGGAAGATCCCCTACAGTGAGAGAACGGATGTGTGGGATAAAGCTCGTATCGCACGAATCATCGGAAACGCCAAATACATTGGCGATGGGGAATATGACCCGATCATTGAGGAAGAGCAGTATGAGGAAGCGGCTGCCGTGAAAACAGCCCGCCAGCGGAACACCTTCGAAAAAAATCTGGAGGGGCTCGACCTGCTTCGGGATTTGGTCCGATGTGCGGAGTGCGGCGCTCCTATGCGGCGAAGGGTGAGCAGCAAGCACCGGATTCGCGAGAGTTGGGATTGCACCGATCCTGATTGCGGTCAGCGCATCCGGATCTCCGATACACACCTATTGGAAAAGGTGACAATCCTGATGAACCGCATCATCGCCAATAGCTATCTGCTCATCCCCCGCCCCAAAAAGCGAAAAGAGCTGTCGGCGGAAGCCCAGCGGATCAACCGGGAAATTGATGCCGAGCTGGAGCGGGATGACCCCAGCGATGCACTGATTATCGTCAAAACAATCGAAATGGCAGAGCGGCTCTATGCTGAGAGCGATACCCATCTGCAGATCGCCGCATCCATCGCCCGAAAGCGGGTAAGTCTGATGACTCCCCAGGAGGAATTCAGCCCGGCTTACTTTTGTGACATCGCCGCCTACCTGACGCTTGGCAGCGGAGGAAAGGTGATCCTACATACCAAGACCGATGTCGAGATCGGAGATGAGGAAAATGAATGTAACCAAGATACCCAAGAAAACAATATCGGTTATTGAGCCAAAACGCTCTCTGATCGTCAACAGGGAGCAGTATCATCAGCGGCGGGTTGCTGCCTACTGCCGGGTATCCACCGACAGCGAGGAGCAGCTCACATCCTATACCAACCAGAAAAAGGTATATACCGAGATGATTGCCGCTAAGCCCGAATGGGAGTTCGCCGGACTCTACGCAGATGAGGGCATCTCCGGGACACGTGCAGATAAGCGCCCCCAGTTCCAGAAGATGATCAACGACTGCTTGTCTGGGAAAATCGACTATATCATCACGAAATCCGTTTCCCGCTTCGCCCGTAATACAGTGGACTGCCTGGACCATGTCCGAATGCTCAGGGCAAGAGGGATTGGCATCTACTTCGAGGAGCAAAATATAGACACACTGCAAATCGACAGCGAACTCTATCTGGTCATCTACGCAGGGTTCGCACAGTCCGAATCCGAAAGCATCAGCAAGAATGTCACCTGGACTTTTCGTAAGCGATTTCAGGAGGGCAAGCCCATATTCAACTATAAGTGCCTCCTGGGATACCGCAAGGGTGCAGACGGAGAACCGGAGATCGTCCCGGAGGAGGCATCCATCGTGGAGAGGATCTTCAATATGTACCTGTCAGGTGAAACCATCAACCGGATCTCAACCAAACTCAGAGAAGAAAATCTCCAGATACCAGGAAAACGATTTTCCTTCTCTGCGAGTATGATTAAGGGTATTCTCCGGAATGAACGATACTGCGGGGACAGCATCCTTCAAAAGACGGTCACAATTGACTGTATTGGCAAGGTTCGCCGCAAAAACACGGGTGAGGCACCCATGTACTATGTACAGAATAGCCATGTTGGTATCATCAGCCGAGAGCTCTTTCACAAAACGCAGGAAGAACTCGCCAGGCGGATGAGCCGGGAGCCAAATTCCACCAAAACGGCTACCACAGCCACCGGAAAATACTCCCGGTACGCACTATCCAATGTGATGATCTGCGCCGAATGCGGAAGTCGATATAAGCGCGTGACCTGGACATCCCGAGGAAAAAAGCGAGTTGTCTGGCGCTGCATCAGCCGCTTAGACTATGGAAAGCGCTACTGCAAAACCTCGCTCACGGTAGATGAGACCGCCCTCCACGCCGCTATTGTTCGGGCAATCAACCGATTCAACGAGGAAGACGAGTCCACTTATATGGCACTCATGCGGGCAACCATTGGTGAAGCAATCGGTCTAACCGGAGGCACAGATGAGATCGACCTGCTCCGGCGGAAAATAGATGGGCTGAATCGGAAAATGGTATCTCTTATCAATGAGAGCGTGGAAAGCGGAGAGGGTATCGAGAGTCACGAAGCTGAATTCAAAGAACTTTCCGATACCATTGAACTCCTGCAAGGACGGATTCAGAAACTCGAAGAAGCACTTGCTTCCGATCAGGTGAATGACAGCCGAATCCTTAAACTACAGCAGATCATCGCCGACCGAGCATCCAAAAAGATGGAGTACGACGATACCATCGTCCACCAAATGATTGAGTGTGTGAAGGTGTATCCCGACGGGAGACTGGACATTATCTTCGGAGGAGGGTACCTTATCGAAGAACGCCCGGAAAAAGAAAGTTGATAACTTCAAATATAATTGACATAATCGCCGAAATAATATAGTATAATTTATGTTAGGAGGCGATTGTGCATGGCAAAAAAAGCTGCGGTCATCATGCCGCAAACACGGGAGATCCTGGCACAGATGGGTGAGCAGATCCGCCTGGCCCGCCTGCGCAGGAAGTTGAGCCTGGAATTGGTAGCAGAGCGTGCCGGGATCAGCCGAGCCACTCTGATATCCATTGAGAAAGGCACCCCTACGGTATCCATCGGCTCCTATGCCGCTGTGCTGCACGCATTAAACAATATGGACAGCGACCTGCTGCTTATTGCAAAAGATGATGAATTCGGCAGGAAGCTACAAGATCTGGCGCTGCCCACCAGACGGCGGGCACCCAAGAAAGGAGAGTAGCCCATGGCGCAGTACGAAAAGACCATCTATGTATATGAAAATTGGCGTGGAGAGGCACCCACTCTGCTGGGGCGGCTGCGCTGCGGCTTCGTCCGCGGACAGGAAACCTTTTCCTTTGAGTATGATCCAGCCTGGCTGTCATCCGCCGAGAGTTCCTTCTCTCTGGACCCGGATCTGGCTCTTTACCGCGGGCGGCAGTATGTGCCGCTGAACAAGCAGCTCTTTGGCCTGTTTTCCGACTCCTGTCCGGATCGCTGGGGGCGTCTGCTGATGAAGCGCAAGGAGGCCATCGACGCTCGCAAAGAGGACCGCAAGCCCCGTAAGCTCACCGAGAGCGACTTCCTGTTGGGGGTCTACGATGAATCCCGTATGGGTGCGCTGCGGTTCAGCTTGGAAGAAGGGGGCGAATTTCTTTCGAACGATAAAGCGTTTGCGACGCCTCCATGGGTAAACCTTCGGACGCTGGAAAACGCCTCTATCGCTTTCGAGAGCGATGAGAGCGGCCTGAATGAAAAATGGCTGCGTGAACTTCTGGCCCCCGGCTCCTCCTTGGGAGGCGCAAGACCCAAAGCGACGGTGCAGGCCACGGATGGCGCCTTGTGGATCGCCAAGTTCCCTTCCAAGCATGATGAATATAACAGCGGCGCATGGGAGAAGGTCGTCCATGACCTGGCACGGCTCTGCGGGCTGGATGTTCCGGAATCCAAATTGGAGACATTCTCCAAGACCGGCAGCACCTTTCTTGTCAAGCGATTTGACCGAAACGGCAGCCGTCGCATCCACTTCGCCTCCGCCATGACCCTGCTGGGCAAGACCGATGGAGCCTCGGCAGCGGACGGAAGCAGCTATCTGGATCTGGCGGCGTTCATCCGGGCCAACGGGGCATCACCCCGGCAGGATCTGGCCGAGCTGTGGAAGCGGATCGTGTTCAGCATGGCGGTATCCAATACTGACGACCACCTGCGCAACCATGGTTTCCTTCTGACACCCACCGGCTGGCGGCTGGCCCCTCTCTATGATGTGAACCCAGTCCCCTCGGGGGACCGGCTTTCCCTCAATGTGAGTGAGTATGATAACACCATTGACTTGGAACTGGCTCTGGAAGTAGCCGATTATTTCGGCCTTGCCCCGCAGGAAGCGGAACAGGCTGCAGAGGAGGTCTGCAAAACAGTATCCGGACACTGGGAACGGCTGGCCGGACAGTATGGTCTCAGCCGGGGAGCGATAGAGTATATGCGCCCCGCCTTTTCCCTTCCATGATAAGATCACAAACGGACGATTCCTGGTGGAACCGTCCGTTTGCTTATTCTTTGGCGGCTCCCTCAAAAGAGTCCCCGCCCTCATCCTCGTCCATATCCGTATCAATGTCCAGTCCTTCATTGTTCCCCACATTCTTCTCGTAGAGCTTGGTCCATTTGAGCGGATATTTGCATTTGCGGTTATAGGCCAGAAGCATCGCCTCAGCATAGCCCATAGAACCGGGGCGTCGTTCCTTGGCTGTTCTCGAAAGCAGCTTGACCGACATTTCCCCTACTTTTTCCTTGAAGGTCTCATCTTTCAGGGCATCGCCGAATGTGTAGACCAATCTGGCGATTCCGTTGAGCATATTGGCGGACAGCGAATTCATATCGCCCTCCCATGTGCCTACGCAGAGTCTGAGTGTTCGATCAAGTACGTGGTAACCGAACCGCTCATATATATTTTCAAGCGTAGAGACAGCACAGACAACGCCATAGTTTCTGACCTGGCCAATGGAAAGAGAATAAGACTCTACCAGATCTTTGATCATAAGCTGCTCCTGATTCCCGGCTTCCACATTTGCCATAAACACTTCATAGGGACGGAGCGGTTTGACAAACTTCATCTGGTTGGCGAAGATATCTGCCTCGTGCTCGTAGTTCAGATCATCGTATATCATGCACCAGACTGGCGTTTCACGAGAGCCAGAGGCCAGGGCGACGATCTCCACCGTGTGCTGGCCATTGAAGACATAGTTGACCCCATTTCGACGGCTCACCTTCACAGGGTTGATCTGATACAGATCAAAGTGTGCCGCAGCATTCAGCACATGCTGTTCGGAAATATTCCTCTGGTACTCCTGATTGGATACGAGGTTCTTGATGGGAATCTGTTCGAAGTGAACATTGGGAACAAACATACTATAATCTTCCATTAGGATTCCCCCTCAATTGCATTGAGCATTTCCTGGATTTTTCCTTCTAATTCAGTCAACGCCGCCAAGAGGTTTTGTCTGGCAGCAGGTGAGATTGCTTCCAAATGTGCCATGGACTTTGTCCGGTCGATGGAGCTCATCCAGGAGGGGATCGTAAGAGTAAGTCCAGCAACTTCCGCATCCGGGTCATAGGCGGGCATCGTCTTGATTGCCGGCTGCTCTGCCGCCGCTGTGCCGGGCTTGGCAGAAGCGTCGGAATAAAGGCATCGTCTCGATTCACTGTAACGAGCGAAAGCATAGGGATTTTTTCCGATTTTTTTACTAAGTGCTCTCAATTCTTCGGGTTCCATTTCTGATAGAGCAACGATATTTTCGAAAGAAATCTTATATGCCCCGGAAAGAATGTGCGGAACAAGCTCAGGAGCATTTTGTTCAATGGTATCTAATGCTGCACTGTATTTCGCATATTTCTGTACGGTTGCGCCGGACACATGATACTTCCTTCCCAGCCGGGCTGCTGTTCGCCGGCCGCTCTCTTCATCTATTGGGCGGCCTCTCCCCACAGCAATGTTGGGGTTCGGACGGTACTGATTATAGCCATTCCTATTTCGCTGTACTTTCTTTTCCACTTCATATTGTTTCCCAATCAGATATTTCCTGGTTTCTTCTGAGATGTTGCGTCGTCCGAGTTGGTTCGCACAGATCCAGGCGATGGCAGCATCTCTGCTTGGAAAATCCAGCTCCTTGACTCCATAAGGAATGCGCATTTTATTGCATATTTCATAGCGATTATGACCGTCGATGATGGTATCATTCCATGCGATGATATCTTCCCGGCATCCTTCCACGACCAGATTCAGCTCCAGCTGCCGGTATTCCTCCCGGCGAAGTGGACGAATCAAGTTTTTGAATTCCGGATCGATGTTAAGCTGCCTAAATGCTTTCTCTGTCATGTAGCCTCCTGCGTTCCAGCTGTTTGACGGTTTTGAGGGAAAAATATGCGACCCGGTTGACTTGATCGATCTCACCGGTCAGCTGGTAATTAAATCTCAGGTCAAAGCCACCCAGCAGTTCGGAAAAGTTTTTGATAAGGATCGTACTATAGAATTCTATAGACTGCTGGGATGTACTTGACATCCGAACCTTGTTTGCGGTCCCGCCTGAAATAGGTTTGTCCGATCCGAGAACGGCGATATACAGTTCTTCAGGGTTTACCAGGAATTGCACATACGCAGGATTCTTCAAGAGACGAATCGTTTGCCGGTGGATTCGAATCCGGTTTCGCGCAGGGTCCAGCGTTAAGTAAGCCTGCAATTGATTTTCATGATTCATGTCCTTGTCCTCCCAAAACGGACTTACTACCAGTATCAGAGGCAGCCTCGTCTGACTGCTCTGATGCAGCAGGAGCGATGTTATCGCGCAACCCATATACAGCATATCCTTCAAAAATGTCTACCTGCATAGATTTCTGATGTTCCCGGAACGGGAGTCCAAACTGCGTCTTCCAGCCCTCCGGAAACACGGGAGTTCGAGAAGACTTGGGCTTCTGGCCGTCTTTTTGCACCCGCTGATACACTTCGGTCGCTGTGAGATCAAATGCGATGAGCCACTCATCCCTGGCATGGATTATCCGCCCGAGGAGCTTATATCGATAGTCCAGATTCCAGCCCATCAGTGAAAACACTTTGGCGAAAAAAATCTTGCAGGTGATCTGTTTCGGTTTGCGTCTGCCGGAGCCGTTGGTGCACCAGGCGCAGGCATCCCGATCTTCCGCCCGACAGGGACGGATCGCCAAGATCCTGCTCTCCTGATTGACCAATACCTGCACATAATCAACTTGTGGGAAGCGGTTCAGGCAGGCGGTATTTACATAAAATTTGTAATTGTTGAACGTTACAGACGGCTCATTAATATGGGCGAAGAACTCACGGCGTACCACTTGGTAGCCATCGTAGTTAAAGTCACCGGCCATCTCCAGAACCTCATCACTACTGCTGTTTGCGGGAGAAACTGCCGGTTCCGCTTTTTCTAATTCAGCAGACGGAACAATATCCAAATGCCCGTCCTCCAGGGAACGAAGCATTCCGGCGATTACGCCGCCGGTATTTTCCCGACTTTCTTCAAACATTTAGGATTCCTCCTTCCCGCGCTGACCGAGTTCCTGACAGATATAGTCACGCAGCACGTCAAATCCTGTCACGCGGAGTTTCTGTCCGGTTTCATACAACTGGCCCTCCATGCGGATTTTCCAGTCTTCCTCACTCTGATCGCAGACGGGCGGGAAAGACTGTTGGTGGAGGTAATATTGCTTGCCAAAAGAGCCGATCCACTCCTCCGGGACTGCCCGCACCCGTTTGCCGGAGACAGAAAGGGGCTGTACAGGCTCCTTCGCCTGTTCCGTGCTTTTTGAACCGGAAAGCAGGTACGATTTAATAAACGCTTCCGCATCATTGACATCAAAAATATACGCAGATTCAGTTTCGGTTTGAAACAGCGCTCCGGCGATCCGGTATTTTAAATCCGGACTCCAGCCGAATAACTGAAAAAGCGTTTCTACATAGGCCGCACCGGCGATATCCCTGGGCTGATACTTTCCGTCTGACAGCTTGGAAAACACGACTGCGTTGCGGCTGCTCTTCGCCGCTGTACGGACGGCGAACTTCATCTCCACAGGGTTGACCAGCAGCTCCACATGGTTGTCTTTCCCAAAAGACCGAACACATGTGGTGCTGAACTTGATCCTCTTATCTTGAAACAGTACGTAGGGACGGTGATAATTATCAAAGAATTCACTGCGGGCGATTTCAAAGCCTCTCATATCAAAATCTCCCGGAACCAATGTGATGCTCGAGGGCAGGGATGCATCCGCCTGCTGCTCATCGGGCGGATGGATACTGGCGGACGCTTGGTAATAATCCGCCGGCTTAAATCCAGCCCAGCGGGGATTGATGGTCACGAACCCTCTGAGCAGGCCGCTGTCGATCACCCGCAGCTCCGGGAGGATGGAGCGGTTGCCATACTTGGAGTTGTTCAGAAGATGCTGAACCGCAATAAAATCATCTCTGGAAACAATACCCTCGTGGTGGTTCCGGTAAAGGCTCTGGGGTCTGTCCCCCCGATTCTTTCTGGCCTTGTGGTTCAGATAGTTAGGGGTGAAGGTCTTCCGGGTCAGTACATCCCCGCAATGCCGCTCATTGCGAAGGACCTGGACAATGGAGTTGGATGTCCACTTGACATTCCCCAGATAAGTCTTCCTGCCCAACTCGGTGAGCGCCACCGCAATGTCGGAGGTGGAATATCCGTACAGATACATATAGAAGATGAGTTTTACCGTGGGGGCTTCATCCGGGTTGACGACCAGGTTTCCATCTGCGTCGTGAGAATACCCCAGCAGTTTGGGCGTCAATGGCAGACCTCCGTCCAGCCGCATCCGCAAGGAGGTTTCCATGCTCCGGCTGCGGATGTGGGACTCCTCCTGAGCCATGGTGGCCTGAAACGAAAGCGCCATCTGGGAATCGTCTTTGAGGGAGAAGATACATTCGCTCTCAAAGAACACCCCGACGGGACTGGGCAGCTCCGCAAGCATACGAACCACGCTGATACAGTCCACCACATTCCGGGCAAAGCGAGACACGCTTTTGGTGATGATCATATCGATTTTTCCGCTGCGGCAATCGGCGATCATGCTGTTGAACTCGTCCCGATGAGCCAGAGAAGTCCCACTGATCCCCTCATCCGCATAGATTTTGACCAATGTCCAGTTGGGATGATGCACAACAAAATCCTCATAGTATTTCTTTTGCAGCTCATAGGAGGAAGTCTGCTGGACATTGTCTGTGGAAACACGGGCATACACGGCGACCCGCTGCCTTATATCGTTGTCGTAATAGTCGATGGGCTTTTTGGCCGGAATGAATTCATAGTTCTCCGGGTCAACTTTTGTGTTGATACGCCGGCGGACCCGTTCTTTCCGTTCCGCAAGCTGTTTGCGTGTGGACTTGTCAATCATGTAGCATTTCCCTCCGGGGTTCGTCATCAGGGAGTATCTTCCAACCGGGATCTGGCAAAAAGTACGGGTCGTGTAGATCCTCCTGGTAATAGGAAGCCAGCGTATAAATATCCTCCGAAACGAAGTAAACGCCCACTGGCTTTGGGAGTGCTGCCAAGAGGCGCGTACAGAAAGAGAGCTCGGAGAGCTTCTTCGAGATATTGCTTGCTTTCTGGGTAATGATCAGATCGACCTTTTCCTCGTAGCAGTCTTGAAGGAGCCTTGACCACTCCGGGGCGCTCTCCATATTGGGCGCAGTGCTGCCCTCGTCCACATAGAAACCGGCAAACTTCCAGTTTGGGCAGAGAGCCAGTGTATCAAGAAATTGCTTTTTATGAGCTGAGAGATAGTCCTCATAGCGGGTCTGGTTAAAGTAGCGGATGTATACCGCCACACGGTAATGTGTTTTGGGAAGCGGGCGTTCCCGCTTGATTTCCTTTAACCAGGCACGATGTTCCGCTAAAAGGGTGTTTCGTTCCGTCTCCCTCTCCAGCAGGAAATCAAATGAGGGCATAACTTCCTGCTCTGACTCTCTATTTTGAACGGCCAGATCTGACATATTTGCTCCCCCTGTGTTATTTCTCTTCCAGGCCATTATATAATCTGCAGACTAATAACAAAATCGACCAGAAGTCAACACCTTGACTTCTGGTCGATAGATGAGAAAAAAAGAAGCGAGCCGACAATTCCAGCTCGCAATTTTTCAGGTATTGTCATCCCGTCTGGCCATAGTGGATTTCAACTCACGAACGATCTTCAGGATGGAATCCAGCTCCTTGGGAGAGCAGTCGGCCAGCAGCTCGTCAAACTCGCTCTGGTATAGGCTTCTTACCTCCGGCACATCAGGCCGAAGAAGGGAATCAGCAGACACTTGCAAGGCTTCGATGATTCGGATAAAGGTTTCCAACTTCATGCTCGTCTTGCCTTTTTCGATATTGCTGATATGCGGCAGCGAGATATTGGCCTTCGCAGCAAGATCGGCCTGGCTCATCCGGCGATTGATCCGCGCATCTCGAATACGGGAGCCGATCAGCTGGCTCTCGGTCAAATCATGTTCCGTCATCGGCTTCCCCCCTCAAATATATTCTCCAGATTATCTATTTCTAAGAGTATATCAACTTGAGGTGAAATTGATATAAGGCCGAGTTGATGATATAATCTAAACACTATAATAAGACTGCAAAATTTTTTTGGAGGTCTTATTATGAGCCTGAACTACAAAGTCATTGGAAAACACATCCGTGAAGTCCGCCAGCGCAACCACCTTTCGCAAGCGATGCTCTCTGAACTGGTGGATAAAACGCCATCTTACATCAGCTACATAGAGAGCGGGATCAAGAGCATGAGCCTTGACACCTTTGTGCTTATCGCCAATGCCTTGGGCGTATCTCCCGACCGGCTTTTGATGGAGCAAATCATCAGCACTGAACGGTGCGCCAGCGAAGAAATCGCTCTACTCCTTTCGGATTGCAGCACCTATGAGATGCTGATTCTCCTGGATGTTATAAAATCGCTGAAAGCTTCCTTGAAAGAGCATCAAGGCAGATACGGTAAACCAGATAACTTTGATTTTACCGTCTGAACCTGAGAAAGCAATCAACCGGAAGTCACGAGCATTGACTGCCGGTCGATCTATGCCAGTAAAGGTGGATATATTTTTGGAACAGTGGATATGTTTTTGGAAAGTCCCGGATATGGGCCTTCCGAGTTGGTATAATGAGAAAAGAAAGGTGGAATGACCAATGATCTATTACACGGGTGATATCCACGGAGACCCCTATGAGGTCATACAGTTTTGCGACAGCAAGAAGCTGACAGAGCAGGATACTCTGGTTCTGCTTGGGGATGTAGGAGCGAACTACTACCGAAACCGGCGAGACACAGAGATGAAGAAAGTTCTTACCGCCGTAAAGCCGACGATGCTCTGCATCCACGGCAACCATGAGATCCGGCCGACCAGCATCCCTTCCTATCGGACGAAGCAGTGGAACGGCGGGACAGTCTGGGTAGAGGAAGCCTTTCCCCGCCTGCTGTTTGCTATGGATGGTGAGATCTTTGATCTGGAAGGGCTCCGACACTTGGTCATCGGCGGAGCTTACAGCGTGGACAAATTCTACCGGCTGGCCAGAGGTTACGGCTGGTGGCCGGATGAGCAGCCCTCCCAGGAGATCAAGGACAAGGTTATCCAGACGCTGGACGCCTGCGGGTGGCAGGTAGATACCGTCCTCTCCCACACCTGTCCCTATCCGTATGAGCCTCGCGAGGCCTTTCTTCCGATGATCGACCAGAGTACCGTGGACGACTCTACCGAGAAATGGCTGGAAGAGATCGAGCGGAAACTCAAATACGACCACTGGTTCTGTGGGCACTGGCATATTGACAAGCATATCGACCGGATGCACTTCCTCTTCCACAGCGTGGAGGCTGCGCCGCAGCTCTTGACGGGAGGGGGCGCATTATGACGGAGGAAGAAAGACCGGAGGCCAAGGAGCGGGAGGCGTGCTTTGCCGCAATCCGTGAGATCATCCAGGAGATTTCCCGCCTAATGGACGCCGCGTATCAGCAATACAGCCGTTTGGTAGAACAGGTGTTGAACGGCAGGATCACCGAGGAGCGGGAGATCGAGCGAATCATGGACGGGCTTGTGGACTTCGGAGATGATCCGAGGCTCCTTGAACTGTACAAAACCCTCTGCCGCCATGTCTATTACAAATACCCCGCTCTTGTGGGAGAGCACACTGCCCTCTTCCGGCTCCAGTTTGAGGAAACGGAGGATGGGGACACGGATACTGAGGAGGTGAAAACATGAAAGCACCGGAGATCAAGCACTACATCAACTGGCTGGGTCGGGTGGAATACCGAAACATCAACTGCTCCTTCACCTATGACGAGACATCCTATGCGGCCATCGACCGGATCTTCCGCCTTCTCCACCGGCTGGAGCCAGGCCCGGAGAACACAAGCTGGGAACTATGGCTCCGTGCGGAGCGAGGTACCATCGAAGACTTCGGTAGCTTTGAGGAGCTGCGGGCGGACGGCCAGGTGGAGAGCTTTGAGGAGTTTGAAACCTGGTGGCATTCCGAGTTCCCGGAGGAGGCAGCGTGGTTCCACTTTGCCGCCGGCGAGGATCAAGAGATCGGGTATCGGGCAATATTCTTGGGGCATCGGCATGTGCTGGAAGTGGATGGCCGCAGAGAACGTTCCTTCCCCAACGATATCTCCAAATTCACCGCTTGGCTGGAGGAGGCGGTACGGGACGCCGTTCAGATGGTGGAAACCGGTTCTTATCAGGAACTGGTGGAACGGGAGCTGCCCATCTGGCATCGAACCGGAACCATCCTGCGCCGGGATCTGTGGAGGGTATTCCCACAGTGGAAGGAGGAGTTCTTCCAGGACTTCTCCCAGCAGGAGGTGGAGGAGTTTCTCACCTCGGCGGCGGGGTATCCTTTGGGAAATAACAAGCGGCTCCCATCCGTGACCGCAAACGAATTCTATCACTTCTGTGCTCTGGGCTATCGGGCTATGGGTTACACCGGAACGGAGAAATCGGAAAAAGAGCAGTACGCTCTCCACGCCGATGGGCGGGACGAGGGACTGTCCAAGCTGGACGGAGATTCCCCCGAAGCCTTTGCCCGGTGGCTGAAAGAGCGTCCCCGCACCGGCCACCCCTGGGAGGTATGCCGGGGCGGCAACAGCACCCACATTGACTGCATCGTACACCGGGATGCACATGGCTACTATCTGGTGGTGGCCGGTCTTGCGGAGACCCGGACGATTGAGGCGGTCCGCTTCTTTCTGGCGCTTCATCGGGCAGGCGTTCCCGCATGTATCCGAAACGCAGAGGAACTGAAGGCCCGCCTGACCGGAGCGGAGTCCATCGGCATCGTGCCGGAGGGAGTCTTTCCCGCCTACTGCCACGCCAGGTTTCCGGGAGAGAGCATTGTCGATTTTATGAACCTGCCTCGGGAGCGTCAGGATGAACTTGCAAAATACTGCCGATGGCAGCCAATCCCAGTTCCCAGGATGAAGAAGGAGGGTGAAACCCCATGATCTTCTTTACCTCTGACCTACATCTCGGTCACGAAAACTGCATCCGCCTTTGCAATCGGCCCTTTTCCAGTATCGAGGAGATGGACGAAACTCTCATCGAAAACTGGAACCATAAGGTCACAGGGAAGGATACTGTCTATATCCTCGGCGACCTGATCTACCGCAGCCAAAAGCCGCCGGAGGAATACCTGCGGCGGCTGCAGGGGAAGAAACATCTCATCCTTGGGAATCATGACAGGGGATGGATCAGGAGTTGTCAGACGGAACAGTTCTTTGAAAGTGTCAATAACCTATTGTATGTCGCAGACGGGAAGCGGCAGTACACACTCTGTCACTACCCCATGATGTCTTGGCCTCACATCATGCGCTGCTACATGGTCTTTGGCCACATCCACGGCAATACCGACGCGGATTACTGGCCGCTCATCCAGGCAAACGAGAGAATGCTGAATGCCGGAGTGGATGTCAATCACTTCGAGCCGGTCACCTTTGAGGAGATGGAGGCCAACAATTTTCTGTATAAAGGTCAGTCAAAATCCGGGCTTGAGGTGCAGCCGTGAGACATAAAAGAGGCTTTTATGAGGTGGCTCCTGTAGCCGGTTTCATCGCACAGCAGGACTGGACGCACATGATGGAACGAGCCGAGCGAAACAGCCTCTCTCTCCAGTCCCAAAAAGGAAGCACCGGGCTGCTGTTCTCCGTGAGAATCCTCGCTCCCATTTTGAATGGAGGGCTGCGGCATATCGTTCTGGCAGCGATCCAGTACAGTCTGGGGCGGCACACCTATATGCCCGGCATAGCTGCAGAATTCACCTGCCGGAACCTGAGCCGTCTGGACGAAGCTACCCGTTCCACCGCTGTGGCAGAGATCCGCGCACATTTAAACCGATATGGAGAACAGGAGCCATATCCTCGATTGTGGCACAGCTTGAGTCGGGTGCTCACATCTGGCAAAATCAAAGAAGACGATAGGAGGAAGGAAAGGATGCCGATTTTACAACCTCTGGAAAGCATGGAACGCATCTCACGCCAAGTACTGGCAGATGACCTGGACACCGTGCTGGAAAGGATAAGCCGCGAGGACATTGGGCTGGTGATCACCGAGGAAGGCAAAGATGACCTGGTTCTCTGCCCAGCCTCCTGGTTCAACCTTGACTATGTGGATGACTTTTTCTGTGTCATCAACAGCGCCCTCCGCTATGCCATGCGCAGCGAAGATGAGGAGAGTGCGGCGGTCGTCCAGTATCTTCGTCGCCACTACCAGTTGTTCGATGAAAAGACGCTGTCGGTGGCTGTCGCCGATCTGGAGCGGGAACTGAACCAGCCGATAGCGCCCCTCAAGCAGCCGCAGGTCTGGAAGGAGCTCCAGGAGCTGTTCCGGCAGCGGCTGGACGAGTTGCGGAAGGAATCTCCGGAAGGCGAGGAAACGCACCATGGATGAAAAGCGATATGAGCTCATGGAAATCCAAGTAGATGCGGAACTTCTGGAGCAACTGAAAGCGGTAATCGCCCCGATGGGGCTGACGCCAGAAATGTTGGCTGTGAAGTTCTTCGAGTTCTGCGTCGATCCCGCTACTCAGGAGATGGCCATCTCCTTGCTTCTGAAATGGAAAGCCGAACAGGAAGCGGAGGGGGAGAATCTGGGAGGGGGATTTAATGCTGTCCAAAGAAACCTTCTGTGAAGCCCTGCGAAAAATCCAAGCGCAAAAGAATCGAGACGAACAGTTCAGTAAGGTACTCACCCTGATGGGAGACGGACATTTCGTATTTGAGGGCGGAGCGCCGCTTCTTGCCGCCTTGCTGGATGTACTGAAGGAAGCGGTCAACGACCAGTACGACTATATCAGCTGGTGGCTTTACGATGCCGCCCCGGACTATGAAGTCTGGACCGATGATGAAAAAACTAAGTGGTGCCTGAAGGAACCGGAATCCCTGTATGATTTCATCCGGGATGAATGTCAGGGCTGAATGTTAGCGTCTCCCCAAATTCGTTCAAGGAGGTCAAATCAGATGTCTAAGTGCTGCCTATACTGCCGGGTAGATGGAGCGTCTACGGAAAGCAACTGTCTCGCCATAAACCAGCAGCTCACCGCACTCCGAAGCCTCGCCGGCCAGCTTGGCTTTTCGATTTCCGCAGAGATGCTCCAATATGAGAGCGGCTTGGACGCAAACCGACAGAGCATTCGAACGCTGATCCGTGATGCACGACATGGAGTCTATGACCGGGTGCTGGTGATGAACGGCGACCGTCTGGCTCGTGACGCCGAAGGTTTGGCGGCGATTGGAGAAAAGTTGACCGCAGCAGGAGTTCGGGTCTATTGCCCAGATGGCGAAATTGATCTGGCCCCCGCATATTCTCATGGTTATTTCCGGGTGGCAACGATGGAACAGACCATGTGATTGGGAAAAGTTCCCGTCCCACCTCTCTTCCACGGCCAAAGAAAATGCGGTATAATAAAGGAACCACATACACCAGACCGGGAAAGTTGCTCATTCCGGCAGGAAGGAGATGTTGCCATGAGTTCATTAGAGGAAAAGAAAAGTGAGCTTGAGAGGGTCCTTGGGGTATTCCAGAACTACATTGAAGTCTCTGAATTGCTCGATGTGGTCTATTCGAAAAAGTTCGGGTATGTTCTGCTTGGCCTGCCTGCGGCGGATTCCATTGATGACTCCAATGTAACACGATTGGAAGATCCCGAAACATTGGTGAAAGAGATCTATCAGAATCTCGCATACGACTTTATGGAGCAGGAAGGGCACAGCGAGGATTACACGGAAGCAACCAATCTGGAAAAGCGAGCTATGCGGGAATGGATGAAAGAGTACACGGATCAGCTGCCGGAATACAACTACCTGCTGGACGAACTCCTTGGATGATGTGCCCGATGAAGCAGGCGCTTCTCTCAGTCAATCTTTCGGCATGGATAAAGCGGACATCTTTTTTGGTCGAACACTAAAATTGACCCTCGGGTGGAAAATCCGCAGCCATCGCAGCGAAAACGGCAAAAAAATAATGGGTGAAAACCCGCAAAGCCTTGAAAATCATGGATTTCCGCAAATATCTCAATTGGTCTTACACTCCATATTAAGACGTCACTTTTGATAAAAAAGTGGCGAGGGGAAAATCCCTGTTTACAGGGGTTTTCCCCTTTTTTATGCCCATTTTCCGGCGCTGGGAGCGCATGTGAGCCGGTTCCCGTATATAGCTTTACGCCTTGCCTCTACACGGAATATCCCGTTTTGCACCCGATGCACCCGCGCCGGTGATAGTTTGCGATTTGCACCCGTCCCGCTTATGCCTTAAAATTTTCCCCATTCTGCACCCCCTCAAAAAAGCGCAGCCAAAGCTGAGTATGACTCACTTCTTAAAGATAGAAAAAGCCCACGGATTTCTCCGTAGGCTTGTAAGGTGCTCGCAGATGGTTCTGCGTTACTTTTTGTCCGGTATCGGCACCGGAATCTCCGTCCCATCCTTAAACCGGAAGGTCAGGAGCTTCTCTTTGCCCACCGTGACTGTTTCTACAGTAGAGTTCCAAAGGTCTGGATCAAACTCTGTCAGGATGTCCCCGCACTGCCGCAGCTTGTCCAGCCAGCGGCGGATTTCTTCCTTTTTACTCTGTCGGGCATGGATTTTGGATTCCAGCCGGGCGATCTGCGCCTCCAGCTGCTGGCACTCGTCATGCAGGGCGTTATACCGCTCAGTATACTCCGCCTGATCCTGCACCTGATGCTTGTTTTTCTCAATGCAGCCCTTCAGCAGCTGCATTTTGGCATCATGGTCGGCTTGGAACTCTTCCAAGTGCTGCTCCAGCTCAGCGGTATCGGTGATGATGGGCAGGAGCTCCTCAAACCGGGCGATGTACTGTTCCTTGTCCCCAAGCAGCTGGTTGAAGGCTGCGACAAAGCACTCCTTTATCTCATCCTCCCGCAAACTGGGGGTGGCACAGACGGTATCGCCTTTGTACTTCTGATTGCACCGCCAGACATGGTGCCGGTACTGGGTGTTGGATTGCAGCACCTTCCTGCCGTAGCTGCCGCCGCAGTCCCCGCAGATGAGTTTAGCGGTAAACAGACTGCTCCGGTGCATTTGGCGGCGTGAGCGGCGTCTTTCCACGATCTCGTTCTGTACCAGCGCAAAGGTATCTGGGTCAATAATGGCCGGGTGCGAGTTCTCCACATAGTATTGCTGGATTTCCCCGTGGTTCTTCTTAACCTTCTTGGTCAGAAAATCGGCGGTGTAGGTCTTTTGGAGCAAAGCGTCTCCTTTATATTTCTCATTCTGGAGGATGCTCATAATGGTGGAAACGCTCCAATGTTTTTTACCGGAAGGCGTAGGGATGCCCTGTGCGGTCAGATAGTCTGCAATCGTGCGGACGGTCTGGCCGCCCAGATAGAGAGAGTAGATTTTGCGGATGATTTCCGCTTCCTCCTCCACGATTTGCAGGGTGCCGTCCTCGCCCTTCTCGTAGCCCAGAAAGCGGCTGTAGGCCAGAGAGAACTTTCCATCGGCCATGCTCTTACGCTTGCCCCAGCGGACATTCTCGCTGATAGAGCGGCTTTCTTCCTGCGCCAGACTGCTCATGATAGTAATCATCAGCTCGCCTTTGGCGTCCATAGTGTGGATATTCTCCTTCTCGAAGTAGACCTCCACACCTTTTTCCTTGAGCTTACGGATAGCGGTCAAGGAATCCACGGTGTTGCGGGCGAAGCGGCTGATGGATTTGGTGAGGATCAGGTCAATCTTACCATCCAGCGCATCGGCGATCATACGGTTGAAGCCCTCCCGTTTTTTGGTGCTGGTGCCGGAGATGCCTTCGTCCGTATAGACCTCTACAAACTCCCACTCCGGGTTGTTTTTGATGTGCCGGGTGTAGAAATCCACCTGCGCCTCATAGCTGGACTGCTGTTCGTCCTGCTCGGTAGAGACACGGGCATAGGCCGCAACGCGCTTTTTCCTCTGCTCATTGCTGAACACGGCAAAGGGCAGACTCGCGGTCTTCTCAATAATATGAACCTTTTTAGTCGGTATGGCCATCTTGATCCCTCCGTTCTAACACCCTCTGACGCTGGCGTTCCCGCGCAGATTGCTTCATCTCATCCGACCAGCTCTCCCGGCGGGACGGGTTCTGCCAGGCGACCTCTTCGGTGTGGCCGTCGCGGAACACATATATCAGGAGATTATGCTCCGGTACCCATATCTCGGAGACATACGACAGCAGGGTCTCACAATCCCAGTCCGCCGTACCCAAAACCTCGGAGGTTTTCTCTATGAGGATTTTTTCCGGGATCTGCTGGGCTGAGCAGATGTCTTTACCGTAGGTGTTGAACGTTGGGCAAATCCAGACCGGCTTGGCATACTTTGTACCTGAAGCGGTAATTTTTCTGCGGAAATACTTCCCGCAAAAGCCGCACCGAATCAGCCCAGTAAATGGGTATTCCTTCGTTTTTTGTGCTGTATTAGGAAACTTTTCTGCCCGCCGCGCCAGTTCCTGCTGTACCTTGGTGAAGGTCTCTTTATCGATGATAGGCTCGTGGCTGTTCTCGATATAGTACCTGCGCCGCTCCCCGTGATTAATCATCTGCTTTTTGGTGAGGTGGTCAACAGAATAGGTCTTCTGTAACAGCATATCTCCGGTGTACTTCTCATTGGTGAGGATTCCCAGAACGGTGCTTTCCCGCCACTGTCCGCCGGACAGCGTTGGGACACCCATGCGGATGAGCTTCTTCACGATGAGGTTCCTGCCCATGCCGGAGAGGTAATCGTCGAAGATCATTTTGACGATCTCGGCTTCCTCCGGGACGATCTGCAAGACACCATCTTTGAGGCGGTAGCCCAACATACGCCCGGTATTAGGGCGTCCCTGCTCAAACATCCTGCGGATGCGCCACTTCTGGTTCTCGCTGACATTGTAGCTTTCCTCCTGTGCGTAGGCGGCAAGCAGGGTAATCATCAGCTCTCCGTCCGCGCTGAGGGTGTGGATGTTCTCCTTCTCAAAGTACACATCAATCCCTAAATCTCTCAGCTCCCGGATGGTGGCAAGGAGCGTCACAGTGTTGCGGGCAAACCGGGTGATGGATTTGGTGATGATCATATCGATTTTTCCGTCCCTACAGTCTGCCAGCATACGCTGGAACTCCGGGCGGTTGTCCTTGGTGCCGGTCAGCGCTTCGTCCGCATAAACGCCAGCAAACTCCCAATCCTCCCGGCTGCCGATGTAGCTGTTGTAGTAGCTGACCTGCGCCGACAGGGAGTGCAGCTGGGCGTCCTTATCCGACGAAACGCGGGCATAGGCCGCTACCCGTTTGCGGATAAATGTCCTGATTGTCGTGCCTTCCAATTTGATGATCCGTTTCATAATATCCCTCCGTTCCATATTTTTGTTCTTTGCGGTTATAGTGAAGGGGGATTCTCGTGTGAGAATCCCCAGTGAGCTTACAGCTTACGGATCCGGTCAACGCCATATACGACGCCGAGGCCGGAGCCATTGTCCCAGCGCACAAAGACGGTGCCGGTGTCGTCCACCGAGCGCACAGTGCCTTTTGTGCCGGGTGTGAGGCTGGAGTAGGGGTCATCCATCGAGATGAGCTCTACCCGGCAGCCGATGGGGTACATCTTCCGTACCCGCTCCACGGCCTCGCGGCTTGGGAATCCGTTACTGTTCATAAGGTGCGCCCCCTTTCTCATCGGCGGATGTCTCCGCCGCAGTGTCAGCCGGTGCCGGTTCCACGCCTTCCGCCGGGGCAGGTTCTGCCCGTTCCGGGCGGCGGCCGGAGCGCCAGCTGCTGTTTCCGGTCAGGTTCCTCAGCAGGATCCTCCGGGCGGTTTTGTATTCATCGCCAATAAATCCTAAGCGGATCAGGAACAGCCGCATGGCAAACTTCTCATTGTCAGTGGCACATTCCTTGGCAACCACCCGTTTTTGTTCCTTGGCCATCTTGCACATTGCGGTGACCAGACGGTTGTAGGTGTCGGACTCACCGTCGATTCCATGCAGGGTAAACCACTGGAAGCAGAGAGCATCCTCAGTGAAGACGATTTCCAACGAGTCTGTCTCCAATGCCTTTTTGAGCAGCGGTGCTTTGCTGGCGATGATCCTCCGCAGGTTTTCCTCTGTTTCCGGGGTAAACCCATCCCGTGGCACTTTGATGATCAGGAAACGTAAATCCTCATCATCAGCCTGTGCAGGATCGGACTCCCCAGTATCCGCAGCGGCTGTGGGCTGCTCTGCCGGTTCTGCTGGATGGAAGCCTTTCTCCCGCAGTGCGTCCACCAGCTTGCGGAGATCTTCCGGGCTGGCATCATCCGGGACGCTTACCACGCCGTCCTTGTCTACTATGTAGCTGCCGACAGCATAGGCAAAGCTGGGTGCGCCTTGGTAAACTGGCGGCTCGCCCAGAAGCTCCACCATCGCCCGGACGAGGGCTTTCCGGTCTGCTCCAGTCACGTTGTAATTGATACGCAT